AAGAAAAATTGAAATATGAGTTGTCAAAAATTGACAAGTCAGTAAAAGAAACTCCAGTTAAAAAGGAAGTTCCAATAGTAAAACTGAATATCAAAATAAACGGAAATCAAAAACCGACTCAACCAAACGTTGTGCAATATATTGAACAACAACAAACGCAATACACTACCAAACAAGCACTTTACTTTCACGAATTACCAGCAGAGCTTCGACCTATACTTTTAGAAGCCAACACGCTATTTAAAGAAATGTGCTTCTTAAAAGTCCAACTAAACGAATTACCAGCAGAAGCCGAATCCAAAGCGTTAGAACTTCAAACCGAAATAGCACAAAAGCAAAAGAAAAACGCTTTGTGTTGGGAAAAGCTAGACTATTGGAAAACGCACAAAGTTGCACCAAAAGAAGCAACCGGAAAGTTTGAAACATTATCGCCTGCTAACCTGGTGAAACAAGAACAATATCTTTTTGCGAGTATTTCCAAAATGAAAAAGCGTTTGGAATTGAATCGAGAACTATTAAAAACCGCCAATGGAGTATCTGAAGTAAACAAATTGCAAAGAACCATTGCAAAACAAGAAAGCACTCTCATTGCTAAGAATGAGGAATTATTAACCATCAAACGCCTAATTAATGGAAACTAACATGTTAACTGCTCCACTAGAATGGAGAACCGAAAAACGAAAAGTTAAAGACCTTGTTCCGTATGAGTACAATCCCAGAACTTTAACGGAAGAAAAAAAAGCACTTCTTATAAGAAGTATTGAAAAATTCAACCTTGCCGAAATTCCTGCGGTAAACACCGACAACGTGATTATTGCCGGACATCAAAGAGTAAAGGTTTTAATGGACATTGGAAGAGGAGAAGAAGAAATCGACGTTCGTGTTCCAAGTAGATCATTAACCGAATCCGAATTCAAAGAGTACAATATTACTTCCAATGTTCCTGTTGGTTTTTGGGATGTTGATGTATTGGAAGCACATTTTGGTGATGTTGATTTGGAATCGCTCGGTTTATTTTTAGAAGATATTGAGATACCAGGAGAAGCTTTAGGAGAAGAAGGCGACAATGAAGAAGAACAAGACTTTGACCCAACACCACCAAAGGAACCAATAACGCAATTGGGTGATGTGTACGAATTGAAATCGTTACAAAAAGGAATCAAGCATGTAATTGTTTGTGGCGACAGCACCAAAAATGATGCTTATAAGAAATTAGGACCAGAAGAATTCAATTTGGTTTTGACTGATCCACCTTATAATGTAAATTATACAGGAGATAAAGATAAACCTCGTGAAAAAATAAAAAATGATAATATGTCTTCTGATGATTTTTACACTTTTTTGTATTTATTCTATCAGGAAACTTTTTTAAAAGCATTACCAGGAGCTTCAATTTATGTGTTTCATGCTGATAGTGAAGGAATAAATTTCAGAAAAGCATTTGTAGAATCAGGATATAAGTTTTCTCAATGTTTGATTTGGAATAAAAGTCACTTAACACTTTCACGCCAAGATTATCACTGGAAACACGAACCTTGTTTGTATGGATGGAAGGAAGGGGCTGCACATAATTGGTATTCTGATAGAAAACAATCAACAGTATTAGACTTTGATAGACCAATTAGAAGCGAAGACCACCCAACAATGAAGCCTATCGAGTTGTTTTGTTATTTGATAAAAAATAGCAGTAAGCAACGTGATATTGTAGGCGACCCATTTGGTGGTTCTGGAACAACATTAATTTCTTGCGAGAAAACGTGGCGACAAGCACGTGTTATTGAATTAGGAGAAAACTATGCCGATGTTCAAATTAAGCGATACATCAAGTATATGAACGATAATAAATTGAAATTTGAAATCGTAAAAAATGGACAAAAGTTGTCCAATGAAAAACTAGAACTTTATCTAAATGAATAAACTTCCGTTTAAAATACAAAAAGGAGATACTACGCTGGAAAAGATTATGGCACACCATATTGACCCAGTGCGTTTTCCTTTGTCTCCAAAACTTGAAGAAATAAGAAAGCGTTGGTCAGAAGTGCTGACGCTTTCTTTTAACTACTACTCGCCACAGCAAATCGTAAACAAGTTAATGGAAGATCATGGTGTTTCATTGGCACAAGCGTATTTAGATGTGAAGAATGCGCAAATTTTGTACGGAAACGTAATGGAATCCGACAAGAAAGGAAAGCAGGCTATTCTTTACGAATATGCGCACAAATACTATCAACGTGCTATTCAAGCCAAAGACTTAAAAGCACAGGCTAAAGCATTGGAGCTAATGTCTAAGTTTGGTGGATTAGATGAAGTGGACTTGGCTGACTTCAATCCTGAAAAACTTGAAAACGTGGAAATTAAGTTCGCTATTCCGAAGGAGTTATTTAAGTATTTAAAATTATCAGACAATCAAGGTGTTGATGATTCCAATTTGTCGGCACCAATTGATATTGAATTTGAAAACGTACCGGAAGATGAAGAACAAAGCGAAGATTAAATACATCAATCTAAACATACCACAAGCAAAGGCGTTTATTAATATGCGCCAAAAGAACTACTGGGAATGGAGTCGTGGAACTGGAAAGTCTACAGGCTTAGCTTTTGGTATGCGTGAATTTGTAAGGCAAATGCCTAGAGCTTCATTCTTTTTGGTAGGTGCTACTTATTCGCAGATACTTTCCAGAACCTTACCGAGTACTATTGAAGGATTAGAAATGTTTAATTTGTTTCAGGATGTTGACTATGTTGTAGGGCGTTCCGGTAAGAAGAACGGATTCCAAATGCCATTCCAACCACCAAACCAATGGAACAATATCATTCACTTTTCAAATGGTGCAATCTTTCAATTGGTATCATTAGACAATCCGAATACGGGTCGTGGTTTGAACTCTTACGGTGGTATTGGTGATGAAGCTGCGCTATTAGATCCTGAAAAGTTATACAACAACGTAAAGACAACCAACAGAGCAAAGAAAGAAATATTTAAAGATGCTTCAATGCTTGGAGCCGAGATATACGCGTCATCAACACCAATTACTAAGAAAGGTAAATGGTTCACAGATATGGAAGCAGAAGCACGCAAGCGACCTGATTTGTACTATTTTGGAAAGGCTAACTCATTCGCGAACGCTCACAACTTACGTAAGGGTTGGTTTGATGATATGAGAGCAGAAGCACCAAGTCAATTGATATACGATGCCGAAATCCTAAACATAAGACCAAAGGAAATCACTGACGGATTTTATGCTAACTTAAATCCTGATAAGCATTACTACACCGACTACAGCACCTCATACCTTGAAGGTTTGGATGCTTCAAAGTTCAAGGCTGGCAGTCAGGACATCATGCGTGAGCATTTCAATTGTAACCAGGACAACGACATCAATCCAAACGAACCGCTGATTGTATCGCTTGACTTCGGTGTGTTCAATTCATTGGTGGTATCACAAACGCATGATGATGAGTATCGTGTGTTAAAGTCTATGTGGGTGAAGTCTCCTAAGTTATTGGATGATCTATTCATCGAGCAGTTCATTCCATACTACAGACCGCACCAGGATAAAACCATCTATCTATATGGTGGACACGATGGAAACTACAGACTGCCAAATAGTTCAAAGACTTTATTTGAACAAGTGCGCGAACTACTTACACAACATGGCTGGACTGTTATCATTCTGTCACGTGGTGCAGCGGCAACACACTATGATAAGTATTTGTTGTTCAATGCCATGCTTAAGGAGAACTACCCGAACCTGCCTAAGATACGTATCAATGAATCAAACAATGCTGATTTGATTATCGCATTGGAACGAACTGAAGCAAAGGAATCTCCAGAAGGAGTAGAGAAGAACAAGAAGGATGAACGTAACAGTTCCTTCCCACAGCAACACGCAACACACTTACCTGATGCCTTTGACATTCCAATCGTAACCTTATACAACGATAGATTCAAAGGAACAACAAGCTTTGCCAACGAGTGGCGTATCGGGTCCTCACGATAGTAAATTCATATTTCCTAGATTTTCGCAAATGGAAAGTGAAAAAATTTTTAGGGACAGGCGTGCCAAATCGTGATAAATTAAAATAAGAAATTAATTTTTTTAAACTAAAATTTTGATTTTCAAATAGTTAAACTTTTAAAAATTAGAATATTACATCAAAATAGGCGGTTTGAACCTTTGGTTTTTGCTGTCCTATTTTTTTTTTGATGTAAAAACGAATTTTACATCATGGATAACGGATTTATCACTTTAACAGATGCTCTTAAAATTTTCAATTTGCGTGATGCAAATATGATGTTTGTTCCTTTTGATATTGAGTACAGAACATTCAATGAGCAAACGAAACAAGGTGGTAAACTCAAACAATACTTTGGTGTTAAATACCTTCCGCAAGCAAAAGAAACCGAAGAAGAAACTTTTGTTCCTGGAACAAAAACACCAAACCATTACAAAAACAGAACACGAAACATCGAGTTGCCAAACGGAGAGATAAAAAAAATACGTATCGACTTCATTGTTTCAATTAATAATACAAAAGTGATTTACTAATGAGTGAAAACACAGAATTTTTCGGAACCAAAATAGCCGTTTCCAAATTAGCAAATGGACAAACTGCTGCTTTTACTTTTAAAAATACTACCGAGAATTTAGATTCTTCGGTTACAGTTGTTAAAGTAGATGTTAAAGATAAAACCGCAGAGATTGCTTCTTGGGGCAAAAACAATGATTATCCACAATTAATTCTAAAAGCAGTGCGCCCAAATGGTTCTGCATCTTCTGGTTTGCGTTTTCTTCGTAAAGCTCATTATGGTAACGGATTGGTTTTAGTTAGAGATGTTGCCAACGAGCAAGGTAAAAAGGAAGTAAAAATGGTGGATTTTTCAGAAGTTCCAGAGATTCAAACTTTCTTTTTAAACTCACAAATGAATCGGTTTTGGAAAGAAACTATTGCCGACTTGGAATATTTCTCAATCGCATTTCCAGAATACATTGTTTCTGAAAACTTCCAAACCATTAATAAAGTTAGAAGACAAAAAACTGCTTGGTGTCGTTTCTCTCTTCCAAACAAAGAAAATAATTTGGTAGAGTACGTTTATATTTCTGAAAAGTTTGGAAAAGAAAGCGTTGCAACAACTTCAGAATATGTAGAAGAAGTGCCATTAATTGATTCTTATTGGTCAACTGATCAGGTAAAACAATATTGTAAAGACAACAATATTAAGAAATTCATCAGACCAGTATTCTATCCACTTATTGATGAAGCTTTTTACCCAAAATCAGAGTGGCACGCAGTTGTAGAAAGCGGTTGGTTAGATGTGGCGAATTCGGTTCCTGCTTTGAAAAAGGCGCTTTTCAATAACCAAATGACAATCAAATATTTGGTTGAGATTCACGAAATGTACTTCGAAAAGATATACATGGAAAACTGGATTAAGTTTACTCCAGATGAAAGAAAATCTATTCGAAATGCTGTAATCGATACAATAAACGAATCATTGTCAGGAAATGACAACGCAGGAAAAGCAATACAATCGATGAAGTTTTTAGTAGATGGAAAAGAAATATCTGCAATTACGATTACTGAAATCGATGACAAATTAAAAGACGGCTCGTATCTTCCGGAAGCAGAAGCCGCTAACTCCGAAGTGCTTTTCGCTCTTGGTGTAGACCCTTCCTTGATTGGTGCAGGCATACCAGGAGGAAAGCTCGGAGCAGGTTCGGGTTCTGATAAGCGTGAAGCTTTCACAATCTTATCAGCACTATTCAAAACCAACAGAGAAACCACTCTGGAAGTGTACGATTTCATTGCGCAATATAACGGTTGGGACACTACCATTCGTGCCGCTTTTGAAAATACAATACTTACCACTTTAGATTCAAACCCAACAGGCTCACAATCCGTAACAGCATGATACTAGCAAACACCTCTGATTTAAAAAAATACGTTTCAATCGCTCAATCTTTCGAGTTTGAAGACTTTGAACCATACATTCAAAAAGCAGTCAACGCTTACACACATAAGTACGTTGGTAATTTGCATACTACTTTAGCCGATGAATCAACAGGAATAAACGCTACAATCAAAAATGAAGCTCGCGAACACTTGCGTTCAGCTATTGCAAACTTCGGAATGTACATTTACTTGCCATTGTTAGCGGTGCAATTAGATTCGTCTGGAATATCAGTCAACACTTCAGAAAATCGTGCGCCTGCAAATTGGGGGCAAATCAAAGACATCCGCAGAGAATTATTGCGTGCCGGTCATGAAAGTATGGATTTACTTTTAGCGGTTTTAGATGCTAATCTTTCGGTTTTTACAGATTATGCAACAAATTACAGCCAAGTAAACAACGAATTGCTAGTCAATAATGCGGTTACTTTCTCAAAATACTACACTATTTTCGACAGTAGACAAACCTATTTAGCATTAATGCCAATTATTCGCAAAGTAGAAGATCAGTATTTGCACACATTTCTTTGTCCTGAACTAATTACAGCATTGAAAGGCAATCCAGTTGACAACGTAAAAGCAGTAAAAGTGGCGTTACAAAAAGCAATCGTAGCGTTTACAGTTGCAAAAGTTTCCACAAACGGACTATTTGTTTTTGATGAACGTGGTTTGCGTATCGACTTCGAAAACATGTCAGATGGTAGAAGAGAAAACCCAAGCTACGGAAAATCAGTAGACCAATTGAAATCTTTAGCCGAAGAAGAAATCAACAACGGAACGCAGTACTTAAAATTAGTAACTGAAATAATTGAAGCTAATCCAACAGATTTTTCACAGTGCGATTTCCCATTGTTAAAGAATTCAAAAACATTACCAGGTTACGAACCATACAACACAAAAGGTGTTTTAGGACTTTAAAAGTGTCCTATTTTTTCCTTTACAAATAATAGAAATTTGACTTATGAGTATTACAGGCGCAAATAATCCTTTTTCATGTACACCAGTTGTTTTTTCAGCTGCAAACCAAATTATACAATTAGGAACCATTACTCGTTTGGGTAATGTTTTTACCTTTTCAGTAGGTTTCAAATGGAAAATAAACGGAGTAACTTATCAAAATACGGCTCCAATTGCACTTACAATTGCAGAAGCTTCTGATGGTTTCTACAGAATTGACAACGCAATCCTAAATACTTCAAATTCAATTGAATTACAACAAGGATTAGAATCTGAAACCATTGCTTTACAGCCAGTTGTTCCAGATACAAATATTTTGTTGACCTCTTGGAATATTTCAGGAAGTACAATTGGTGATACATCAGACCCAATCATCGGAAGCACCTTCAAAAAGAAAACTGAATCATTAGGTTATAGTGATCCATCGCTTTCAGGCGCAAATGCAGTAATTCAATTGCGACCTGAAGGAAATAGCCGTTATTCTTTTTCAAATGTTGGATTAGTCTCAATTGATGGTTTTGGATTGGATTTAATTACAGGAAATCCAACAGCAGAAGCACCGTATGATGGTAAAGACTTGTTTATTGAAAATACAGGAACTACGCCAATAACATTATTGCATGATGGACCTGGAACGGCTTCTTCTAAATTTTTCTTTACAGATGAAGAAAACCTAACAATTCCAGCAGGCGGAAAAGTGTGGTTAAAATACGGAAATCCGTATTGTCAATTATTTTTTAAGAGTTGGAATAATCAAACACCAACTTTTCAACAAGTAACTGACCAGGGAAATGTTACTGATAATGAAATTACAGCAGAAGCCTTTAAAACTCCTAATTATGGTTCTTTTGGTAGCATTGTTTTTAATAATGGAGAACTTCAACAAATTGGGGCAATGTTTACATTGGCAGATGAACTTGCTCCTGCAGAATATGTGTTTCCTGCTATTGGTGGAGAGATGGCTACTAAAGAATGGATAGAAAGTAATGAATTTGCTTATAATAGTCAATTATTTGAATATGTTAGAAAAGAAAATTTACGCCAATATAATTATGATTTTTCAGAACCAATTGATTCAATTAGATTAGAATTACCTCCTACAGAATCATATCTTATAATTAATACACTAATTGAATCAATTAATGGTTTTAATGTTACTTTTAGTGATTTGTTTGAAGGTAAAGATTATTTTATTTATAATAATTCATCAGATGAAATAACCTTAAAACATAATTATGATAATGCTACTTATGATTTTAATTTTAAAGCAGGTGTTAATATTCAACTACCTAGAAGAGGTGTTATTCATTTAAAATTTATTGGTGGGAAATTTATAGACGTTAATAAATCTTGGGAATATTTTAATGAATTACAAGGTGTTAATATTAATAAGGGTACTTATACAGGTGGTATAACATGGACTGGAACAACCGCACCGAGTGGCACAACTTCACATACTTACAATTGGCAAAAGGCAGGTAATTTAGTTACTTTAAATGTTACATTATTTTATCAAAATTCTGGAACTGCATTGACTTCTGTTGTGATGGATTTTATGAATGATTTTCCAAATCCTTTAAAACCTGATGGATTGAGCGGAGCAAGTGAAGTTTTGTACAATGGTAGTGGTGATTTAAGACAAACACCAACATCAACAGGAATTATACCAGCATCTTCTTTATTGCGTTCAAATGCTTCAAATGATGGTTTTCAATTAGTAATTACGCAAGGTTCAATTAGTGCTAAAATAGCAAAAATTACAATTTCATATTTTACTGAATAATGGAGCACATAATTCAAATTACAGATAATAACACTTATATAGTAGTTATTGAAAATGAAGAGCAAGCCTTAACAGATTTTCCTGATTTATTTAAAAAAGTAAATTGTGAAATTCCTGAAACCGCACAATATTTAATTTATTCGAACCAGGACATATCTTAATTATGAAAACACATATAAACGAAATATTACACTTCACAGCTCCTAAATTTTCAATGTTTATAGAGTTGTTCAACAAGCCTTTGTTTGGTTTTTTTACTCTTTCATCTACAGTAGTTGCTGTTCAAATTGTTAGCTTTTGGGGTGCCGTTGATTTATTGACAATTTTATTTATTGCCGATTTTGCTACAGGTATTTTAGCCAGTTGGCTTATTTGGAGAAAAAAAGAAGATCGAAAAGATAAGTGGTTTTTTGGCAAGGGTGAAGGTTTTTCATCTGATAAATTCAAAAAAATGTTTATCAAGCTAATGGTTTATCTAGGAACTCCAGTGGTAATAGATAAATTTCAAGATACTTTTCTAATTAAAAATTTAAAGTATTCAACCATTTCAGATGCCGAAATTGAACTCACAACATTTATAATCTTGCTTTTTTGCTTAAATGAATTCTATTCTATTTTCAATGAAAACCTGCCAAAATGCGGTTTTAACCTTTGGGAACAAATAAAAAAAATGATTGGTTTCTATAAGAAAGTGAAAACCGAAATTAACGAAGCTAAATAGTAAAATATGGATCAGATATCATTTGAAAGGATTAAAACAGCTCATCCAAAAATTAAGGATGAATTAGGTGCTTTGTATATTACTGCTAATAATAAATTAGGCAAGTATGTTCGTTTAAGAATTACAAGAGTTTACTCAACTCCAAAAGAACAACACATTTTATTTTTACAAAAACCAAAAGTTACAAATGCAGATGCCTGGGAAAGTATTCATAATTATGGATTAGCATTTGATATTGTTTTATTGATAGATAAAGATAAAAACGGAACTTTTGAAACGGCAACCTGGGACACCTTAAAAGATTTTGATTTTGATGGAACAGCCGATTGGATGGAAGTAGTAAAAGTATTCAAAGATGCTGGTTGGGAATGGGGCGGTGATTGGAAAAAATTTCCTGATGCACCACATTTTCAAAAAACATTTGGTTTTAATTGGAAAGTTTTAAAACAAAGAGTAGACAAAGGAATTACAATAACTGAAAACGGAATTGTTTATCCAAAAATTTAATTTTCAGTTTTAAACTCTTTAAAAGTATTTAAGAACTATTTAAAAAGTCTTTAAATTATGCAAATCAACTTACATAACTCAAAATTCAAAAAAGGAATCCTATACTTCGGTTGGATTCTGTTTTTCGCTTGTTTATTTTTTAGAGGTTGTGGTACTTCGGTTCCTGGAACAACTGTAACTATTCCTGCAATTACAAAAACGCTTCCTGCTGACACTAATGTAAAGCACGAACCAATTGAAGTTGCAAAATGGTATAAAGACCGCACCAATGAAAAAAAGCTATCCAAAGACATTTTAGAAATGCACGATAGACTGCAAGCTTACCAGGAAGAAATCGACAACATGCAATCGGAGTTCCAATGGGGTGATTCTATTAAACAAGCAGAATTATATCGTTTGGCTACTGAATTAAAAAACTTTGAATCCAATTTCGAAGATGAAAATCTAAAACTAACTATTAACGGAATCATTGGCGGAAATGAAGTAAAAGAAATTAGACCAACATACACCATTAAAGAAAAGAAAATCGATGTACCACAAAAGCAAGTAAAGTTTAGAATGTTAGTTGGTGGTGGATTAGGAAACTCGCTAAATTTTGATAAACCATTATTCAATGGAAGTGTAGGTTTTCAAAACGCAAAAGGAAACATTTTACGTGTCGGCTATGATTCTGAAAGCCGAATTTTTGTAGGTTATGATTTCTCAATTTTTAAAATTTCAAGATAATGACTGATCAACAGCAATTAAATAGCCTACAATTAAAACGTGCCACATTACTAAGTCAGTTGGAAATGTTGTCTTCCGCATCATCAGACTTTTACGAAAAGTTAGGAAGAGTAGAAGCCGAAATTCATTTACTAAAAAATAAAATGCTTCGAGAAGTAAAAAACATCGGAAATGAAGATTAACCTAAACATACCAACATCATGGAACGAACTCAATCAAAAGCAGTTCGAAAAAATTGCCTTGCTATTTTCTACCGTAGAACCTTCACAAATTCGCGATATAAAACTGCTAAAAATTCTAGTCGGTGCAAAGTGGTGGCAACTTAAAAAGAACGCGAACCTTCGTTTGTTTTTGTTCCAGGTGCCATATTCCGAATGGAAAGGTTTTATTGAATTTTTATTAAAGGAAAACAACCGCACCAACTTTGTTCCGGTAATTAAAGTCGGTAAAAAACAATACTTTGCACCAGCCGACAGAATTCAAAACCTTGATGCCGAAGAATTCGCAGTTGCCGATGATTTACACATTCGTTACCGAGATACAAAAAACATCGATTACTTAAAGTATTTGTTTCACGTACTCTATTCAGAAACCGAAGAACGAAAGACTTTCGATAAAAACAAACTTGAAAAGCAAATCAATAACAAGGTTCCAATCGAAGTTTTATTGATTACCGAAATGACATACTTTGGTTGCAAGAACTACATCGCGAACAAGTTTAAAAAAGCATTTCCAAAACCAACAAAAAAGGAAACAGGACCACGCAAAGGATTTGGTAAAATAATTCAAGCAATGGCAAAAGGCGACCTTTCAAAACTGCCAATTATCGAGCGCACAAATATTTACAAATTCATGCAACAATTTCAGGATGACATTGAAGAATACAACAAACAAAAAACCAAGAAATAATGACACGAATTGCCACACATAGTAAGATAGTTCAGTTTCACAGAGAAATTGCCGAAGCGCACATTGGAATTAATGGATTTTATCGTTTCGATATTACAGAACTTACCGGACAACTTAGAAAAGGAATACAAACACCTGTGCTAATGTTAGAAAGTCATTCCACCGATATGGCAGAAAACAGCAACAAAACAGTAACATTCGCCAACCGAAGAGTTTCTTTTTTATTATTGAATTTTGCTGGTAAAGTAGATAACTACGATTTGAGAGAATCTGTTTTGGATGATTTGGAAAACGTTGCCTTAGATATTGTAGCTTTCCTAAAAAAATGCCGAAACGATAAAACACACTGGCTGTATGGAATGATTGACATCGATACCGTACAAGTGGAAAAAGTAGGGCCACTATTAGACAATATGTTCGGGTGGAATGTAATCTACACTTTAAAGAACCACGAGCCAATGTGCTACGATGAAGCAAAATGGGAATGGCCATTAATATCATAAAGTACTTTTTTCGCTTCCCATAAGAATAGCGTACCAGGAAAAGTCATTTGCAAAAACACTACCGATATCAGTAGTGTTTTTTTCTGTCCTATTTTTTGGAAAGTGTTGGTTTTACATTTGATTTAATTAAAAAATAACCAAATATCATTTTATGAAAAAATTTGTTTTCGGCTTAATTTTAGCGTTGTTTACGTTAAGTGCCTTGCCAGTACAAGCACACGCTCCAGATGATGGAGTAAAAACAGAAATTGTAAAAGCAGATGCTTTTAATTTTGTTGCTACGTTGGAAGTTTCTGTAGAAGTTCCACAAATTCTTTTTGATAATTGTAGTATTCACAGGCCTGTGGAATTGTGGAACTATAGTTTTCAAAATACTCCTGCTGATTTAAACATTCAGAAAAACACAAAAAATCAGTTTTATAGTTGGCGGTTTATAGATAATGAGAACCTCAATTTGAAAACTAATTTTGAACAACACAATAATCTCCATATTGATCCAGGTAATTTTGTTTTTTTAAAGTTTTGTTAATCACTAAACCACTCTTCGGGGTGGTTTTTTGTTGCTAAATGTTAAAATTTAGTGTATTTCATCGATTTTTTTATTTTTAATTTGGTTTGTATATCAAATATGATATATATTTGCTCTATCAAAATAACAAATAAAAAGAGGCGGCAACTCGATAATACGGCAAAACATTATGAAAACTTTAAACATTATTACTGAAAAATTAAACGCTGGAAGATTTGAAATTATCGTTATGGTAGATTTTGAAGAAACTCGAAGATTTGAAACAAATGATATGTCATTAGTAGATGATATTCAAGAATGGAAAAATGAAGGTTCTGAAATCGAACTAACAAAATTTGAATCTTTTGAAGAATTGGAAAATTATTTTTTAAACCAAATATGGTAAATAATAAAAATCAAAACGAGCAATGGATGTTGCTCGTTTTACTTCTTAAGGAAATATCAGAACAAAAAGGAATTACTCAAAATCAAATTGCAGAACAAACTGGATTAATTCAATCCAATGTTAGTAGATTCTTTTCTTTAAAATATAAACCTACGCTTGATACATTTTTGCAAGTCGCAAAAGCAATAAAAGTTAATTTCTTTTTTGATGATCAAGAATCAAAAACAGATTTAAACCTAGCTTTTGAAAAAGCAATGGTAGAATTCGGAAGGCGAGTCAATAAATTGCCTAAAAATTAAAATCATATTTTTTATTCAAACCACTCTTCGGGGTGGTTTTTTGTTGTCCTATTTTTTGCCATTTGCCAAAGCTAATTTTACCATAAATAAGTACAAAAATGGCTAGTCAATTAGATTTATTTATGTTAGAAAAACAAGCAGGAACGCAATTCGCAAACCGAATCAAACGCAACTTGCTTTCTTCTATTCGTAGCAAAACCAAAAAAGGGGAAGGTTTGGCTTTGAAATCTACTGTCAAGCCATTTTATAAAAACAATCTTTTAGAGCGCATCACCATTTTTACGCCTTACTACATCTATCCAATTCTTCACGTTGGTTTTGAAGGCACAAAATCAAACGGAATCAACGCACGATTAAAAGCACGTGATTTTATTATTGATGCCGTAGAACGTGGAAAAGCAGTAGAAGAACTAGCCGACATCATCGGAAACCAAAGAGCAGAAGTAATTGTAAACCGAATCAACTTCGGTTTTGATAAAAATATAAAATCATCCAACACGTTAGGCAATGAGTAAAGACAACGTTACCAGAAGAATATCCATTTTCGTAAATGGAAAAGAAGTCGAAAATTCCTTAAAAGGAGTAGAAGGCGCAATGGCACAAGTGCGTAACAGAATGCGTTTACTAAACTCTGATTCTGAAACCTACGAAAAAGACTCTAAAGAATTGGCGCAAACAATGGATCAATTGCGCCAACGACAATCTGCTTATCGTGAAGAACTTGGTTTGACAAATAAAACCATGCAAGAAGCCAACGAAATATCAGGCGGTTTGCGTGGCACACTTACAGGAATTTGGGATTCATTGGTTTCAGGCGATTTGCAAGGTGCTAGAGATGGAATTAATTCGCTTACTTCGGGTATTGGTGGTTTAATAAAATCTTCTTTAACTTTTGCTGCTACTCCTTTAGGGATGCTTTTAGTAGGTGGTGCTGCTTTTATTGCAGGAACAAAAGCATTATTTGATTTTAATAAAGAATTAAATGATATGAACTCAGAGCTTCGTGCTCTTGGTGTAAACGCTTCCGAAATTTCAAAGGTTCGTGATGAAATTTCCGCTACTGCAGAAACATTTGACAAAGACTTCAAAGAAATTGCCGAAAAAGCAAATTCACTTTCCAAAACCTACGGAATTTCAATGTCCGAAGCCAATCAAATTATTGCGGAAGGATTAGCTTCGGGTGGTGCGCAAAATGCAGAGTTTTTAGATTCACTTGGTGAGTACGATGAGTTTTTTGCAAAGGCTGGTTATTCCGCACAAGAATTTGCAAACGTAATCAACACTGGTTACGATTTAGGAATATACCAGGACAAACTTCCAGATGCTTTAAAAGAAGCAGATTTGGCATTAAAAGAAAATACCAAATCTACTCGTGATGCTTTAGTAAACGCTTTCGGTGCTTCTTTTTCAGATGAAGTATTGAACAAGGTTAAAACAGGAGAACTAACCACAAAACAAGCTTTAGAAGAAATTGCAAAAAAAGCAAAAGAGTCAAATCTTTCTACCCAACAATACGCACAATTGACCGCAGATGTTTTCAAAGGTGCTGGAGAAGATGCTGGTGGTGCTCAAAAAATATTTGAAGCTTTAGGACAATCGGCAAAAAGAGAGTTAGATGCAACTGCAAAAGCTTCACTTCAATTGGTTGATGCAAACGAACGATTAAACAAAGCACAATCCGAGTTATTTGAAATCAAAGATTTTGGAGACATCTGGACAAAAATTAAAGCGGTTTCTGTAGATGCTTTCGCTTCAATGTTGGAATATATTTCGGAAGTAAAACAAGATATTCAACCACTAATTGATTTTGTTGGAGTTGTATTCTCAAATGCTTGGGAATCAACAAAAGCAACTTTTATGGTTTTCTTTGAGTTGATTAAAACCAACTTTAAACTTATTGGAACAGTAATTTCCACTTTTGTAGAATTCTTTAAAAAGATTTTTCAAGGCGATTTTTCAGGTGCTTTAGATGCTTTAAATAATGGATTTTTAAAAGTTGTAAATACCATTGGAAATGCTTTTGGTAAATTAAAAAACATTGTACTTGATGCTTTAATAGCAATTATATCAAATATTGCTCCGGTGCTTGATGCATTAGGAATTGATGTAGAAAAACTTCAAAAAACAATTGAAGGATTTAAGTCTAAAGAAGTAAAAATAAAAGCCGAAGTAAGCACAAACGCAGTTTCAAATAATAAAGTAAATACCACTTTTGGTGCAGGTGGTGGTGGTGCTACTGCAGATGAATTAAAAGCACAAGCCAAAGCACGTGCCGATGCAGCAGCAAAACAAAAAGCCGAAGAAGACAAAGCGGCAAAAGAACAATATGACAAAGCCAAAGCTTTAGCCGATGCAAAAGCCAATTTAGCAAAAGCACAATTAGATAAATATATTTTTGATTTACGCTCTACGCTTGACAAAGAAAAAGCCTTAACGCCTGAAAGTATAGCAGTAGAAACAGAACGTTTACAAAAAATTAAAGATGCTCAAATAAAATTCAATAATGATGAATTAGCTCGAAAAACTGCTGACTTAGAAGCAAAAGCAGTTTTAGAAAAAACATCCGTTGAAGTACTTAATGCAGAAAAAGAAGCATTGAATTTAGAATACCAAATGAAAAACCAAGAGTTAGAACTTGGTTTCCAACAATCTACTGATGCTTTAAAATTACAATACGAGCAGGAACAAAAAATACTTAAAGCAGAGCAATTGGCTATCGACAATGAATTAGCATTAGTAGAAGCCGACACAAAAGCAGAAGCAGACAAAATAAAACAAGAACAAGACTATCAATCAGAGTTACAGCGATACGCTAAACTTTACGCTGATAAAAAAATAACAGATGAAGAATACACACGTTTCAAAGATGCGGCTAAAAAGAAGCAAGATGAAATAGACAGAGTTCGCGAGCTTCAACAATTACAACAATCGCTTGGTGCCTTAAATCAGGTTGCAGGAGCTATTGGCGAAATGTTCGGTCAGTCAAAAGAATTGGCAATTGTTCAGGCTGGTATAAATGGAGCTATGGCTGTTACTTCAATTTTGGCACAATATCCAAAGTTTGATGGTGGATTTGCAATGTGGGCTTCCATTGCTGCTGCAGGAATAACAACCGTTGCACAAATTGGAAAAATAGCAAGTGCTAAACCTCCGAAATCTCCAAAGTTCTTTTATGGTGGTTCTACCGGAACAAACGCGGCTTTAGGTTACGATGAATATGGACCCGTAACAGGATATGTTCACAAAAACGAATACGTTATTCCAGAAGTAATGACACAAGACCCACGTTTTGCAAATACAATTGGATGGTTAGAAGCTAATCGCCAAAGTAAAATGCGTGGTTATGTTGATGGTGGTGGAACTTCTCCTGGTGTAGTAGGTCAGAACCCAGTAGAAACTTCATCAAATGAAACTGCAATGTTAGTAAATGCTGTAAATAATTTGAATGCAACACTCTCAAACGGAATAATGGCAAAATTAATGTTAGGTTATAAAGACATTGAAGAAATGGAAGATATGAAGTCCGAAATAAATTCTTCAAGTGCAAATGGTACAATCGGTTAAATAAAAAACAATGATACAAGTAATCAATTTCCCACAAGAAAACCGCTATTTATTAGACGGAAACAATACAGTCATTACCGTTACATCTGATAATGCTGACGGCTATTTTAGAGCAAAAATATACATTGATGATGCGCTTTTTGATGAGCAAGGTTGGAGCCGTAAAGATGATTTTACAGCAACTAAAGATTTGTTGTATTTATACAATGCCTATTTCAAACCTTACTTTTTAGGAACTTTCACAACTGGATTGTTAGAACAAACCAATTTTAAAAAGAAAGTTTCCATTGTTATCGAAGAACTAGACATTGATACCGATGTGCTTTTGGGAACAGTAACACTTCCTGATTTCTATTTATTGTACAATGTGAAATCGGCAATCTTTAACGATATCAACAAATTATTCGTTTTTGGCTTAAATGCGCCAAGAATGAACATGAAAAAAGACGGAACAATTGTAATTCCATTTTATGTAAATGCAGAAGATGAAGATGTAAAAGTGACTATTAAAGACGATATTGGAAACACACTGCACACACAAACCATTTCAGGAGTTACCGGAAAGAAAGTTTACATTTATACACTTAACCTTTCCGAAGTAACTGTTATTTCGGCAGCTTTATTTTTGCGTGCTACTATTGAAGTAGGAACCACCACCACAGAAAAAATATACAAAGTGTTGCGTTTGCCAAACTATGAAGTAAAAGAAGTTGTTTTTCAAAACAACTTTGGTTACTACATTCCTGCTTATTTTGATGGCGATTTTGAAAACACTAGCGGTTACAAAGTGCAATCCTACGAGCGTTACGATACATCAACCGCAGTTTATGCTGTAGAAGAAGACGGAACCTATGTTATTAATACAGGCGGACTTTCTATTTTAGAAAAAGACATTGTAAAAGAAATTGCCAATTCAATCGAATGCTTCTTTAGAAATGGAACAGAATACAAACGAGTGAACACCGCTACTAAAAAAAGCACCAATTCAAAATCGAGATTAAATATTTATTCAGAAGATTTAACCTTTACATTCTCGGCTGGTTTGCCTTTCTCAAACTTAAATGTAGATGGCTATGCAACAGAAGATCCTGAAGCACCAATTGTTTTAGAATTAGTAGCAACCGATTTGGAGTTTTTAGGTTCTTTTGGTGGTATAGATCCAATTCCAAGAACGCATGAATTTTCGATTTCTTTTACTACTACTTTTTCAATTTTTCAGTTGTTTTATCAAACTCGGTTAAATTCTTCTTTTGCTTGGTCATTTCCTAGTTTATTTGAAGGAGTAACATCTCCACAAGAATATCAAATTGAAAAAGCCGATGAGTTTCACGATGTAAGGATTTTTGCTTATTACAATGGACAAATAATTTATTCTAACGTTTTAACCTATACAGAATAATGGCTTTAATTAAAATATTTTCTACAGCAGGAATCGAAATTGAGTATAAGAAAGATTCACTTACTTTAAAAAAAGAAAACAATTCGTTGTCTTCAGATTTTAAAGTACCACATTCTTCCTTTCCGTTTTTGGTAATTGAAAATGATATTACAAAAAACATACTGGGTTCTTCTGATATTACTTCTATTAGAAAGAATAAAATAGTTCCGGTTGTTATTTTAGAAAACGGAGTTCGTTATTATGGTGAGCTTCAACAATTAACGGTGCTTCCAAAATTCAGAAAATGCAATCTAAAATATGGCTCCGATATTATTCCAATAGTAAATAAAAAGATTGCCGAATTTTTACCAAGCGTTTCTGTGATACCAGGAGAAACTTCTCCAATTCCATTTACAGAAGAAAGCACCGAAGTAATTACAGGAAATGAATATTGGGAAACCTTTCCAGTTGCAATGATCGGTCAAATATATCCTGATGTAAAATTTAATTTCCCAACAATGTATTGGTTAAATAAATATGGTGTAGGATTAGAAAGCACAGATCCTTGGTATGCTTATCAAAACCATATTAATAATTTTGGAACCAATGCATTAGATGAAACTATATTTTTATTAAATACAGGGGAAGTAGTTGGCTCAACAGTTACGGTTATCAATAAAAATGTGGCCGTTCCGCATTTATTCATTTTAACACCACTGCATTATATTTTCACTTCATTAGGTTGGAAAATTTCAGGCGATTTTACTACCCATGAATTGATTAAAAGATTAATGATGGTTCCAAAAAAGGACAATGTTTCTAAAACTATGTTAGCTCCTGCACCTGAAAGTGTTACTTTTCCAACTTCACCAACTTGGACTTATATTGATCCTCCAGGAACGGGCATTAATTATTATAGAACAATAATTACAAAATATATTTCCATAGCAGGAAGATATAAGTTAATTTATAACTTTGAAATTGCCCCTGTTATTATTTCATCAGAATATCCACGTGCTAGATTTTACGCAAATCCTGCTGGTGATGAAAATAGTTTTTTTGCTTTTAGTGAATGGGTTCAAAGAGCATCTGGTTCGCCAAACATTATTCTTTCTGGAGAAGTAGAATTCGATTCAGAAGTTGGTAATTGTTTGTTTTTTTATGATTTTCCTTATGTTGAATTACCTGTAAATTATTCAATTAATTTAACTTACTTAGGTGATGAAAAAGAATTCAGTCAAATGCATCCCACAATTGAATTAGGTAGATATGCGCCTGATTGGTCAGTTGGAAACTATTTGAATTACATTAAAAATCAATTCAATTTAGATATTACGTTGGATGATTTTAAAAAAGAAATTACTTTGAATTTGAATGAAGAAATAGTATTAAATGAAACGCCTGCTATTATTTCGCAATCCCTAACAATGAAATCCTACGATATTGCAGCCAACTCTTCATTTGTTTTAAAATATGAAAATGAAGAAGATATAGCCTTGTTTATAAGTCAGGATGAAATCGTTACTTATACAAATCAAGATGATGATTTCACTAAAAAAATAGAATCTAAGTTTAAAATATTACCTCGCAATGGATATACTTCTATTTTATCAGAAGATATTAATGACAAAGAAGGAGTGGGTTTAGTAATTTATGATGAATCTACCGCACCATTTACTGCAGAATCAACAGAAAACGGATTCAATTTAAATATACCAGGAACAAAAGGAATTTATGAAACCTTTTTCCGTAGATGGATTAAGTTTTTACTGAATGCATCTAATTGTGAAGTGGTTGGTTATTTTACAGAAACCGAAATTTCCAAAATAAATAAAGCGAAGGCAGTTTACATAAACAACCAACGCTTTAGAATTATTGATGTTGAAACAACAGAAGCTTCAAACAACTATCAAGAAGTAAAAATGAAATTATTAAGTGTTAATTATTAAGATGCTATCCATGTTCAAAATTTGCACATCAGTAACTGATTCGGCAATGTGAACGTAAATCATAGTATCTTCAATTTTAGAGTGGCCAAGTAATTTTTGAAGTACCGTTACATTTCCACCCGAAATAAGAAAATTAGTTGCAAACGTGTGTCGTGCTACATGGTACGACACATGTTTTTTTATTCCAGCCACTTTACAAATATCTTTTAATGTTCGGTTTATGTGTTCTGCTGAGTGTTTTCCTTCAAACAAAACTTTATTTCCAATGAATTGTTGCGCTGATTTGTTTAATTGAATACGTTGCAGCTTATTTGTTTTTTGCGCCACAAAAACTAAATAATCGCCAATTACGTTTTCAGTACTTAATTCCTGAATATCTGAAATTCGCAATCCGGTAAAGCAAGAAAAAAGAAAACGAGACAAAACGCTTTTGTGTATATCATTAATAAACTTACTATTCCAATATTCAAACAAAGTATTAATTTCATCAGGCATCAAGAACGTGCGATGCGATTTAAAGTTGGTTCTTTTTATTTCTCCGCTTTGTAGTGGCACTTTAATTCCTCTTTCGGTAGCAATGTTCAAATACTTTTTAAAGTTCTTGAAAAACGTTCCAATGGTGTTTTCTCCGTTTTTCTTTTTCACTTTTAAAAATCGAGTAATATTTTCAACTTCCTGTTTGTTTATTTCGTAGAAGTAAAGCGTTTCTTTGTATTCTTTCAATTTTCCTAAAGCCGATTTTTGTTGGCGATACGTTCCAGTCTTTAAAGTATCTTTTTGTCTATCCAGTTCTTCGCCCCAAAACTTAACAAAGCAAATCCATGAGCTTGGGTTTAAAATCTCGTTTGTTAGTTTATCAATATCTAAAACCACATTAGAAAGTCTGTAGTTGATTTCAATGGTATTAATATCAGCCAAGAACTTTTCAATTATTAAGTTATAGTCTTTGTGATGTTCAAATTTCACAGAAACACGTTGTTTCGAATTATCAAACATTTTCAAAGGAACCGATAAGTTTATAGGAAATAATTTTTTCTTATTATTCAAAAATACTTGAACATAAATAGCACTGGTTCCATCGTTTCTGATATAATCCTGTTTAATCTTTACTTTGTATGATAACTTCCCATTCATTTTTTGTGAGTACTTTATTGGATAGTTTATAGTGTTATTTTGAAGAATCATTAGAATAAAGTGTTTTTAAAAAATTTGCTAAATGACTAAAGGCGAACAACTTATCATAAAAATGATAAATTATTCGCCTTTTAATTTTAATCGAAGTGACCTCGACTGTAATCAGCAAAACACTCTCTTAGCTTGATATACTTCATTTTTATTTTTCAGTGGGTAGTTTGTGAGTAGCAACTATCCTTTTCAATTTCTTAATTAACTCACTATTTGATTTGCTTATACTAATCTCTAGTATTAATTCCTTTTCTTTTTCAGGAACTTTTTTGTTGGATGATTTCATATATTTTGTTTTTAATTTTTGGATTATCCATGTACTTCAAAAGCATATATTCAAACGCATCATTATTGGTAACATACATTTCTGCAGGTTCGTTTAAAATATTAGATTGCTTTTCATCTAGTTCTTCTGGTCCTTCTCCATATAATAACCAATGAACATTCAATTTTGGTAGTGCAAAATGTATTTGGTCTAATACATTTCCACCAATTGGTCTTGATTCTGCTAAAATTTGCACGAAACTATTATATGTAAATGAAAATTTTTCACAAAAACTTTTCTTTGTAAAGCCTTGTTTTTCAATGTAATAAGTCAATCTTTTTCCAGCACCCATAATTTTGTTTTAAAAAAACTCACGAAAACGTTTGTTGGTAACAAAAAAGTTAGTTAGTTTTGTGTTGTAATCGTTGAGTAATTAATAAATAAAGTTAAAACTAATATTCACTAAAAAAAATAGCAGAATTCTATGATTAATAAAGGAGAAAAAACAAAGTTGTCTAAGTATTTAAAAAATGTATTTATTGCTGATGTACTTAGAGTATTAGAGGATTGGGGTATTAAAAACTCTGATGGAGAAACTTTTTCAAAGAGTTATATATCACATGTTTATAATGGTAGAGAAGAACATGAACATGTTGAAAAAGCTCTTTTTGTTGTTTATCAACAAAGAAAAGAAAAACTCACAAAAACGTTATCTTTTAGAAAAAAAATTCTAAAAGAAGAAGAATTAGAACAATAAAAAAACCCGAAGCGGTCACTTCGGGTTTAAAATTCATTCATTAACCTTTTAACAGATTAACAAAATCTCATGGACAAATTTACAACAAATTCACTTATTCACCAAATACCAGCAGGACTGATGATTGGTGATACTTCTACCGAACTTTTCGGATGCAGAGAAACAAAAAGAGTTTATGCCTTATCAAATGGTAAAACCATAAAATTTGAAGACTTAAACCCTGTAAAACGTGCGCTAATTTTTGAAAAATTACTTTCAGATAATGTAGCTATCCAAGATTTAAAACACTTGTCACAAGCCGAAGCAATAGAGCGTTTTGCTTTTTGCATTTATGGTGCAGCAGATCATGAACCTGATTTTGATGCCAACGGAAATTTAAAAGAAGCCGATAACTTTATCTGCTCAAATAACTGCCAATGTCTTAAATGGGAATCTAAAAACATAAGCATTGACGGCAACAAATTAACTCCACGTGAATTTGAAATTGTTACGCTTTTAGCTTCTGACAAACCAGATAAACTAATTGCTGATGAATTAGGAATTACAGAATCTACTTTGAACACGCACAAAAAACACTTATTCGATAAGTTTCATGTGTTTTCAAAGTCGGGATTAATAACAAAAGCAATTTCTAATAAAATCATTCAATAATCATGGGAACAATTAAACTACAATATACCGGAACAGAAGCAGTAGAAATATTAAAAAACTACTATCCAACAGACTACAAACAACGCATTGAAAATAAAAAACAAAAATTAATAAAGCTTTCTAGTTTACACAAAGTTTCTATTGAAAAAGCTTATAGAAAATTCATTCTACCAAGAGCAGAACAGGAAGAATCCATTGTGTTTTTTGCAGCTCTTTCAGAATTAATAAAAATGAATAAAATGCAACCCAAAGAAAAAAGCGAAAGAGTTTTAGAATTAGAAGCCAAAAGAGAGCAAGTCATTGAACAAATAATTGCTTTAGAAAGCATTTCAAATACGATAAGTTATGAAGATAAAAAAATGCTTCGTGGGTATTATACACGACTTCAACAAGAAGCAACCGCAGAAATTAACCAACTCATTAAATCCTTCGAAGTTATTGAACCCCAACTTATCATCCATCAACCAGGATTGTTTGACGCAGGAATTAACAATTAAAGAATATCATGAAAAATTTATAGCAACTAATGTATGTATAAACAAACCTCAATAGACCAAGTAAGAGAAGCCGACATCATCAGCATTATTTCAAGATATGCCGAATTAAAACGTGCTGGTTCTCTTTACGAATGTCATTCTCCTTTCAATCCAAACGAAAAGTCGCCAAGCTTTAAGGTTAATCCAGCAAAAAACAATTTTGTTTGTTACAGCACGCAAAAGAAAGGTGACGGAATTAAATTCGTAATGGAATACGAGAACTGCTCTTTTTATGAAGCCATTCAAAAGATTGCTGATATCTGTGGGATAGCATTGGAACGCGAAGAAGAAACCGAAGAAGTAAAACAAAAACGCTCTGAAAAAGAAGAGTTGTTTCGTTTGATGGATTGGGCTTCTAAAAAATACCAAAAAGCTTTCCAAAGTTTACCAGCAGATCATTGGATTAAAAAAATGATTGCGGACCGACAAATCAACGAAGAAACGCTTTTGACTTTCGGTATTGGTTTTGCGCCTGATGATTGGAAATTCTTAACGAATCCAATTATTGAAACTGCCAAATTTGAAGCAGGAAAAACCGCAGGATTGGTAAACGTGAAAGACGGCAATTCGTTTGACTTCTTCAAGAATCGATTAATATTTCCAATTGAAGATGTAAACGGAAACGTGATTGGTTTTGGTGGCCGATGCTCTGATGATGACCCAGCAAAAGAAAACGGAAGAAAGTACATCAACTCGAAAGAATCGATTGTTTACTCAAAATCTCGCTCGCTTTACGGAATTTACCAAGCTAAAAAAAGTATTACAAGAACTAAAACTGCGGTTTTATGTGAAGGTTATACAGATGTAACTGCTTTGCACCAATACGGATGCGATATGGCTGTGGCTTCGGGTGGAACGGCTTTGTCAGATGACCAATGCAAACTACTAAAACGTTTTGCAGCTCACGTGATTATTTGCCGAGATAATGACGGATTTGATGCACAAGGAAATCCAAAAGCAGGAACAAAAGCCGCACTGGAAGACATCAACAAATTATTGGCGAATGGTTTCAAAGTTTCGGTGGTGATTTTTCCTGAAGGAGAAGATCCTGATAGTTTTAGTAGAAAAATAAAAAACGATAACGTTCAATTTGGTACTAAAAACGGATTGCCAGTAACATATGAAAACATTAGCGATTATATTTTCAACAACGCACAAGATGCTGTACTTTGGAAAACCACCTTTTTAAAGAATCAAGCGGCAAACGACCCTGATAAACTTTCGGAAGCCGTTACATCGGTAGCTGAAATGTTGTATCAAATTAAAGATGACATCAAGCACAACACGTATGTAAAGGATTGTAACAAGATTTTAAAAACACAATTAGCTTCTTTGAAACAAAGAATTAACGACTTCGCATCAAAAGCAATTGAGAAAATCGAAAAAGGAAATCCAGATGAAGCAACTGCGATTGATTTAGGTTTGCCACCAGGAGCGGATTTTGAAGAATTTAAAAAATACAGATTTTGCACCATTGGAAACTCGTGTTGGTTTCAAGGTAGAAGTGGTAGTTTTTTTAAAGGAACAAATTACAGAATCACGCCACTTTTCCACGTTTACGGAAAGAATGACAACAAACGTTTGTGTGAAGTAGTAAACGAAAACGGCTCAAAGAAACTAATCGATTTTGATTCTTCGGATTTCGTTTCGGCTAATAAATTTGATGAAGCTTTAATTAATGAAGGTTATTTCGTGAAAACGGAAAACTTTAGCGCAGCACATTTTACGCTGATGCGAAACAAAATCCTTTCGCAATTCATCATGGCGTTTGAATTGAAAACATTAGGCTGGCAACGTGAAGGTTTCTTTGCTTTTGCAAACTGTATATTTTTCAATAATCTAATCAAAAATGTAAACGAATACGGAATTGTGCAAGTTGAAACAGAAGCGGCTGACAAATCAGAATATTTTGAAGAAGTGAAACACTTTTGGTCTCCTGCTTTTTCTGAAATCTACAAACACACACGTGATGATGATGATCCTTACGAAAATGACAGATATTTTGTTTACAAAACGGCTCCAATTACAATGAATACTTGGATGAAGCAAATGGAATTGGTTTACAAAGACAAAGCTGTTATTGGAATCGCTTCGGTTTTCTTCTCATTATTCAGAGATTTATTTGTGAAAACGCACGCAGTATCACCGCTTTTGTTTTTATCGGGTGAGAAAGGTTCCGGTAAATCAAAGTATGCCGAATCATTGGCTTCGCTTTTTACTTACAAGCAACCAGCATTCGATTTGAACGGTTCTACTTTGGTGGCATTTTCACGAAGAATAGGAAGAACCCGAAACGCTCTAACCATTTTGGAAGAGTTTCACGATAACATCGACATGAAAATCTTGCAATCGATAAAAGGATCATACGATAATCGTGGGCGAGAACTTGGAATGGCAACTGGAGACAACCGAACCAAAGTAGCAAAAGTGAATTGTTTTTTAGTAATGCTTTCGCAGTATTTATCCACTTGGGATGATAACGCTATCACATCACGTTCGGTAATTCAGCACTTTATTAAGCCACAAGAGAATTTCACACAACAAGAAATCAACGATTATAACTTATTGAAGTCTTGGGAAGAAGAAGGATTGACATCGCTAGTATTAGACATCGTTCAGCACCGAAAAGAAGTGGAAACGCAATACATAAAAATGTACGCTGATTTAATCAACAAGTTAAAAAAGGATTTAAAAGGACACGATTACCAGGAACGTATGTTGCAGAATTATGTGGTAATGCTTACGCCAATTTCAATTCTTTGGGAGCATTTTAATTTTCCATTTGAATATGAAGAAATGTATCAATTGGCTAAAAATGCAGTAATCGATTCTTCGGACTTAATTATCGAATCAGAAGGATTGGCAGAGTTCTGGAAAACATTGGAGTATTTATTGGACAGACAACCTTATCCGCTTTTAGTTAAAGACACACATTTCATTATCGACAAGCCTGCAAGTTTGAAGCTTCAAGGCAGAAAAGGAGAAAAGGAAATCGAGTGGACAAACGACAGCCGAAAACGAGTTTTGTATTTGCGTTTGAATGCGGTGCATCAATTGTATCACAAAGAAGTTTCCACACGTGAAGGCGTGGATGTAATTGGTGAAAACACACTTCGTAATTACTTCAAATCAAAAAAATACTTCATCGGAGCCGTAAGAAGTCACCGATTTAATGACACCGCTACATCGGCTTATATTTTTGATTACGACATGATGGAGCACGCAGGTGTACTGAATTTGATACGTGAGAAAGTGGATGCTTTTAATCCTGCTCTCGAAGAAAAACAAGATGATTTACCTTATTAGTCATGAAACCAGAAGAAATTCATTTTAAGTGGTGTACTGAAAATGGAATAAGAATATATCCGGTTCCAGTTTCAAATAATTACACAGGAAACTACAATATCGTTGTAGAAACAAATGGAACAGCAAGTAAAGGAAATATGATTTTTAATGAAAAACCAACTTTTAAAACAATAGAAGAGCAGAAAGGAAATAAAATAGTAAAAAAAACAATTATAATTCCTTCCGTATTTCAACAGATTAGAACATTATACCAATTAATTTACGAAAAAGATTCATGCTAACAAAACACGAAAAACACCAATTATTAATGCAGCATAAAAACCACTATTTGTGGAATGTGCCTTACAACAAATGGACTGCAGAAGATGAGCAAAATATATTAAAAGGAATTAATAGAAATGGTTTTGAAAAACAACCAGGTAATAGAGTAGGAACACAACCAGTAAAAGTGATTGATGAAAACGGAAACGAAATAGTTTACAAATCAGTTGCAGAATGTTCCAGAAAAACAGGAATAACAGAAGCCACCATTTTTGCCAGCATCAACGGAAGACGCAGATTGAAAAAAGTAAAATATCCATTATTCGAAAAAGTAACTAATTAAATTTTAAATATGACACAGAAAGTCGAAAAACCAGCCAAAGCAAAGAAGATTCAAGTATTTGTTGGCACAGAATTAAAAGCGGAAAGCAACATTCATGAAGAAGTTGATCCAACAATTCACAAGTTGCAAGATGAAAATGTTCCAGAAATTACAGTCGTTAATCACTATCACAAAGTAACGCACGTTTTCTTAAAAGGTAGATATGATAAAAACTACAAAATTAAAGGAATCGAGTATGTAGCACCTTCTAAAGCCGTAAGCGAAGAAACTGCTGCAGAGTAAAATCTCAAAAGAAAAAACTCTAACGTTCTTACAAAGACTTAACGCCTTAGTCAAAACTTTAAAATCAGGTTGAGAGAGTTCCTGATTTATTTTAAAAATTCATTCATTATCAAATAAATTATCACATATGAAACAAATCATTTCCGTTTTATCAAATACACACTATACACAAGATGAGAAAGACAAAGAGTTTGTTTTAAAACCAATGATGGAATTAATTATTGTTTATGCCGATGGCAAAGAACACAAGCTAACTCCAAAAGGTTTAAAGCAAGAAGTAAAATGTTCCGAAGTTAGACTTATTGTAAATCCATTTATGTTAAATCATTTAATCACAGAACTACAGCTTCACAAAAAGAAACTTGAAGGAATCGTATCCAATGCAGATAAATTGACTGCTTTGGTAAAACATATTGAAACAGAAAATAAACAATAACATCATGGGAAAAGCACAAAAGCAACGCGCTAACAGAATCGCAAAGCAAATCAAACAAAAACAAGAAGATGAAGACTTTCAAAGAATGATTGCATCAATGAAAGATGATATAACTTATCAAATTAGAAAAGGCAATGGCTACTTATACAATGGAGCTAATTTTTATGGATCGCGATGGAAAGAAATATTTTTAAAACCTAAAACGCAAGCAGATGAAGGCGAGTGATTTTAGAATTGGAAATTTAATCAACTATAAAATAGTTGATAATCTAGACTCAAGAAAGGAATGGTTTGAAGTTTCTGAAATAGATCATGATGATTTAAGAGTTTTAGTAATAAAACATAAAATGAATCAGGATTATCAATCAATAATTTTAACTGAAGAATGGTTATTAAAGTTTGGCTTTAAAGAAACTAAAGAAGATAAAAAAATAAAGTGGTTTGTAAAAAATAGATTAGAAATAGTTATTGGGGAAGTTAATTTTATTGTTTATGATCATTTAGTTTTAAAACACATTAAATACATTCATCAGCTTCAAAATTTACATTTCGCTTTAACTGGAAAGGAATTAAAAATTAAGTAAAAAAAGACATGGACAAGAACAAAATTAAAAACACCATTGGACAACTAGAAAAAAGTATTTATGATGCTGCTTCTATAATGAACGAAAGCGAATTTTCAGAGTATTGCGATAAAGCTTACTTTTTAATTGCTAAATGGAGAATAGCACTATGGACAAATTTTGGAGAGTAGTATGGCAACAATAGGCAAATATGGGAAAGTTATTTTTTCAGAAAACGACATCCAATTTATAAAAGACAATTTTCAATCCATGACTAACCAAAAGATTGCAGATGCTTTAGGTTTAAAAATAACATTGGTAAGAATGAAAGCTTACGAATTAGGATTGCAAAAAATAGAATTAGAATATTGGCCAGAACCAGCAGTTCAATTTTTAAAAGAAAATTATCACAGAATTGGTGATTGTGAATTGGCTCGAATGTTTAACGAGAAGTTTCCAAAAAATAAAAATTGGACCGCAAAGCACATTCAAAAAAAAATGGCTTACTTAAAATTAAAAAGGAGCAAACTGAATTGGTTTTTCATTAAAGAAAGAAATAGAGACAATGGTAGTTATGGTAAAAAAAACATCAAAAACAAACCCGAACCACCCAAAGCTTATTTCTATATCAATTCAAAAACAAGAGTAGAAATTAAACCAGGACAAAGTGTTGAACAATTAAAAGAAAAATACCATGCAATTATCAGTAACAATCGTTAGAATTTTAGAAACAAAAGAAATCGGAGAAAAGCAATTCAAAGTAAGAGAGCTTCATGTGGACACAGACGAACAATACACACAGCGTTTAGCAGTTCAGTTTACGCAAGATAAATGTGCGCTCCTGGATAACTTTAAACCAGGTGAAAAAGTAAAAATAGACATCAACCTAAAAGGAAGAGAAGCCAACAACAAAGAAGGAGAACCAGTAGTGTATAATACCATTCAAGGTTGGAGGATTGAGAAGGTGTAATTGCTGGATAACGGTTCCTTTGCTTGTAGCAGTAGCGAAGAAATCGGCAGATTTCGGATCGAACATAACAAGTACAAAACAAAATTTAAATTAATTACTAACTAAGCTATTGCTACAAGCAAATGTTAATAGCAGGCTTTAAAAACATAAAGATTATGGAAATTATAACATTAGACAATCAAAAGATAAAATTAACAGATAGTTTCTTTTCAGTTATTAGTAAAATAAATAACTTTTTAAAAATAGAAGCGATATTATTGGAAAATGAACCTGAAATTGTAAAATCAGCACCTGTTTTTAGATTTAAAAAATACGCAAAAATTTATAGCAAGGCATATAATTCCGCATTTGATAATGGAAAATCATTAGATGATTGTGAAAAAATAGCTTTACAAAAAATTAAAAGCATTTTTGGTTAAGCTTGCTATTAACGTATGGTGCTTTGCGAGGTTTTTCGGAACGAGAAACGCAAGCCTTTCAGAACAAAACAAAAGATTACAAGTACAAAAACAAAATTAATATTAACCTAAAGCCGAAAATCATCGCAAAACACTTGTTAGCAAATCGGCTTTTTAAAACACAAAAATATGTCAAATAAAAAAACACAATTCGGTCAATCATTAAAAGGAGATTTTGAAAAAAACACTTGGACTTTTGAAATGTTAGAAGATTTTAAATTAACAGCAGGAGATTTTGCTATTCTTCCAAAGATAGATTTTGAAGTATTAACAACTCTTATAGGAAGATTAAAATTAGCAATTTCACAAGATGAAAAAGCAAAAATGAATAGTGAAATTACTTTATGCGTTTTCAAATTAAACGAATGTTTTGAAGATTTAGTTTAAGCTGTTTGCTAACGTTTCGGTGCTTGTAGATGCCAGCCTACACGCATTTTATTTTCGGCTGGTATTTACAAACACCTGTTATAAGAAGTAGCGGGTATAAACACAAAAAGTAATTATGGAATGGATTGAATTTTTAGAAGAAAAACCAAAAGAAAGCGATTTTTATTTTGTTAAAGGTAAAAAAGGGTCAAAGGCTTGTTTATATTATTATGCAGAATCAGAAGAATGGGAAATTGGTAGTTTAGCACATAATCATTTTGCTGATAGTCAAATATGTTGGTTAAAAGAATCGTAGCTATTTCTTATAACAGTCTGATTGGCGCTCGTTTTAATGGCGCCAATCATTTGTTAAAACTTTCGGCACTATTACTTGCACGTTAAAACACTTGTAGCGTACTTAGACATACAATTAAAAAGCAAAAATTATGATACGAGTTATGAAATGCAAGCGCACTAATAAAGTTACCTTCTACAAAAACGGAAACCAAGTATTCCCAACAAGCATAAAAGGAAACATCGCAACCTTTAGCACCGGAGAATTAATACTAATCTAAACCAAAACCCACAACCAACACAAACCGCCACACAAGGCGGTTTTTTTTATTCTAACACGATGGACTAATGGAACTATCAAATTCAAAATACAAGGGCGCAAATCAAACGAAAAGCAGTAATTCCCAACATAACCAACACACCACCCACACAACGCCACTCAAACTCCCCCGAACCCCCTAAAATTAAAAATTTTTTCCAAAAATTTTTTTTTCAAAAAATATAGAGGTTTTCAGTTCCAAAAGTTCCACAATCCCACAAAGAACTTATTACTATAGATATAATCTATACTATATATTTAATAATCAATATATTAAGTCTAAATAAGTACTGTGGAACTTTCTTAAAATTCTGTGGGATTTTTGTGGGATTTGTGGAACTATTTTTTTGAGTTCCAACAAAAAACACCTAGTTCCCACAATTTCCTACTACTTGTGGAACTTTAAAACGTTGATTTTCAATGTTGTGGAATTGTGGAACTCTTTTTTTGAAAATAAGCTAACATATTTATAAATTTTACAAACTTTTTTGTTTGTAATTATCCTTAAAAATCGTATTTTTACTATTAAACCTTTGAAAATATGATAGTTATCTCTATTCCTGTAAAGCTACACGTAAAAAAATACCTGATCCATCGTTATGGAGTAGTGCATCAGGTAAGTAAAAAGACATTTATTGGTTTGTTTTTACTGCAACTGCTCGAAAAGAAAATCGAAAAGCCAGAAAAAGAAGCAGGAAAAGGAAGCTTCTATGAAATTGAGGTTCCGGAATTCTATTTTAATGCCAAAGGTTATAGCATTGACCGCAATAAATTGAAGTTTTTATCTGTATGCCTAGAGCGTTTGTTCTTTGAAGACTTCTATTCGTTTGTGGATAATGAGTTGTGTAAAGGCGATTTGAATGCAAAAAAAGCAATTCGTTTGTTTTTTAGTATTTATGATATTTCCGAAAATGAACTCAATCAGGATTCTATGTACCGAAATTACCAGCGTTATTGCGGTGAAAAAATTAAGCATAAAAAACAAAATAAAGTAAACGTATAGTAAAAAAACAGCCTTAAACCTTATAAATAAAGGTGGCAAAAAGCGACAGTTCTATAAAAATAAATTTTAAAATATGACATTTTCTTGTGATGAGCAACTTTCCGGAGTTGCCGAATTAGATTTTTTCCTTTTAGAGGAAGTTAGCAATTGGCCTGAAATACTTTCCGATAGTAATTCGGCACAATTGGAGTTCAATCCATCGGTTCATTCCGTTGAAGCGGTTATCAAACCAGATAGTATTTCGGTTCCAAACAACAAAACCAATAAGAATTTTGGTATTGCGCACGCTATTTCCATAAAAATGGAATTCTTAACGCGTTCTGAAGCATTGGAACAACTCTTGGAACAGTACGAAAAGAAACCCGGAATTGCACGCGCGAAATTCAATAACGGATTCCAAAAAATTTATGGTTCCAATACCGAACCTTTGTATCTGATCTATGAAGATGTTCCAGGAACAAAGATTGATGGAGAAGGAGCAACTGTAATTGAAATTAAAGGAGAAACCGCCAATAGACCAGTGTTTTATACGGTTTTATAAGGTGTCCTATTTTAAGAACACGTATTAAAATAATATTGTATTGTGAAATAGTAGTAACAATACAATATTTTTTTTGTGAAAAAGAACACGTACAGTCTTTTAAGTTCCAAATGGATGTTTTCTGGTGATACAGGGAACGACCTTATTCCGTTTTTGATGAGTACTATTACTGGTCAGGAAATTAAAGAGACTTTAAATACTACTGGATTTTATTTGTCAGGTACTAAAATGGCATTTGATCCTTTCAATCCGAATGAGCCAACTGCTTCTGCATCTAAAGAAGAGAAGGTTGGAATCATTCAAGTACATCATCCTATTTTTAAATATGACCAAATGTGTGGACCAAAAGGAACACAGACTATTATGTCAATTTTAGAAGATTGGAAAAACGATGATTCAGTTATTGGTGTAGTAATAGATTACAATTCCGGTGGCGGACAAGTTTCTGGAACACGTGAAATTGCACAATACATTTTCAATTACGAAAAACCAATTGTTTCTTATTCAAATGATATTGTTGGTTCTGCCGCTTTTTACATGTTTGCAGCTGGAAAACATAGAATCGTAAATCAATATGCAGATTTCTTAGGTTGTATTGGTACAATGTGGTATTCTATTGATGTTACAGGTGCAATTGAAAAAGCAGGTGGAAAAGTAAACGAAATTTACTCAGACCTTTCTCCAGAGAAGAATATTCATAGTAGAGAATTGAAAAATGGTAATACTAGACCAATTATCGAAAAAATATTAAATCCTGATGCATTAACTTTTCATGAAGACATGAAAATGTTTTTACCAAACATTTCTGAAAAAGCATTGAAAGGAGATATTTTTTTTCCAAAAGAAGCAATAGAAGAAGGATTAGCTGATACTATTGGAACCATGCAAGATGCCATTGACAAAGTTTTCGAACTATCAAAAGCAAAAAAATCAAGTAATCAAAAACCAAATACAAATATGAACACAAAATCGCTACCAAAGTTGGAAGCTGTTTTAGGTTTAGAAGCTTCGTTAGCTTTAACGGATGATGGAAGCTATTTAAACGAAGGACAGTTAGAAGCTATCGAAGCTAGTTTGAATTCAGCATCTGAAACAAGTGCAACTCTTCAAACACAATTGGATGATGCAAACGCAAATCATCAAACGGCACTAGAAGCCGTAAACGGACAATTAACAGAAGCACAAACCAATGCCACTGCAATGGAAACTTCTGTAAATGCAATTATGGAAAACTTAGGTTTACAAGTTGCAGGAACTTTAACCGAAAAATTAACTGCTATTAATGCAAAAAGTATTGAAGTAGGTAAACAAGACGGTGCATCAACAACTACTCCTAAAATTGGAGCAGAAGGAAATTCAGGAGAAAATAATGTTGTGGGTGGAGTAGATGTCTCTGCAGCAATGAATAACTAATTTTTAAAATCTAAAAAAGTATGTCTATCGTTAAAACAGATTTAGTAACCTCTTTTGGAGCTTACTATTTAGAAGAAGGGCAAAACATGGAAAGATTAAAGCAAGCTATTCGTCAGCCTGCGGTTACTCCATCATTTGCAAAACCTTTAATTACTGAATCAGACGTTCATCGTTCTGCTAACAGTAATTTAGGAGAAATTGTTCAAGGTTTCCAAAAAGCATTTACTGCCAAAGGAGATGTTACGTTTAAACCAAACGAAATCCGTTTGAGAAACGTGAAAATTGACATGTCATTGTATCCAGATGATGTAAAAGCGTCTTGGTTAGGATTCTTATCTTCTTTGACAGATCAAGAAAGAGCACAGTGGCCAATTGTTCGTTATGTTCTTGAGAAACATGTGGCAACACAAATTCCTCACGATTTAGAAATGAAAGCTTATTGGGGTGGTTCTTATGTTGCTCCAACTGCTGGAACAGCTACAACTGCAGCTCAAACATTAGACGGTTTAAAAAAATTAATTGATGCAGGTTTAACTGCTACAACAATTAATGCAATTACTTTATCTGATGTTCCAGATGCAGCAAACATGTTTGATATGGTTGAGGAATTTGCTGATGCTATTTATGCAGCAAATAATGCTACATCTTCTGTTAAGATGAGAATTTACATGGAACCAACAATGGTTAGAAACTATTTCAGAGACAAGAGAAATACTCATGGAGCTGATACTAACTATTCAGTTAACGGAATTAATGTAATTGATTTTTCTCCAAACTTAGAGATTGTGGCTTTACCATCAATGGCTGGTTCTGGTTACATTTGGTCTACAACAATTGATAACTTTGTTCACTTAAGAAAAGTGAATGGAATGAGTACTCCTAGAGTAGAGGAAAGCAAACGTGAAGTTTCGTTGATGTTAGACTGGTATGAAGGTATTGGTTTTGAATACAACGAATTAGTATTCGCTTACAAACCAGCTTAATTTATTTAAGATATGGGAAAAGATAGTAAAGCTCCTGCTACGGCAGGAGCTACTTCAAAAGAAGTAGTAGAAACTCCAGTATTTGCTCCTGAAGTTGTACAGGAACCATTAGTAGTAGTGGAAACCGCTACAGAAGAAGTAACTCCAGTAGTTGAAGAAACTCCAGTAGTTGAAGACAGTGAAAAAATTGTTTTTGTTGATGGTAAAATTAAATATGAATTGACCGTTAGTGAATTCACTTTTAAAGGTAAAAAATATGCTTCTGAAAAAGCAGTAGAAGAAAATACTGATGTTTTGAAAGCATTAGTAAAATTAAATTCATTCATTTTGAAAAAAGTATAAGCTATGGCTATCACATTAGAAGATATCGGGCAAGAAGTTTGCGAACCAGTAGCTGGTTTATCGCAAGTATTTTATTCATTACATGGTGAGTACACTAGTATTGAAGATCCAGCAGACATTTGTGGAACTGTTACGGCAGACACATTTGCAGAGTTAGTTGAAATTCCTGCTTCACCAGGACACGTTATGGCAGTTGGTAAAAAAATCCATGAATTAAAATTCGTTACAGAAACAGGAACTATCAAATCTACTATGGTAGGTGAAAAAGGTAGAAGATTGTTTGAAAACGAATTAGTTGTGGAAGTGGCTGGTTCTGATGCTGATTTATTAGGTTTCCTTCGTTGGATTAAAAACCAAAAGTTAGTATTCAATGTAGTTGAGTTTGGTACAGGAAATGTTCGTCAGTTAGGTTCAAGCAGAATGCCTGCATGGGTTGAAGGTATTGAGCACGCAATTGAAGCAGTTATCGAAGGTAAAAACTCGGTAACACTTACATTGAAAGACAAACAAAAATGGCCAGCATCTGTTTACAAAGGTGCGTTACAATTAGTAGCAGCAACATAATAAATAGTTTGGGTTTGTTAAGTTTGAAAAAGCGTTCTATAATGGAACGCTTTTTTTTGTAGGTTTGTAGTATTAATATTAAAATTCATTCATTATGCAAAACCCAAATTCATGGTACAACAAAACAGTTGTCGTAGTTCTTCTATTACTTTTTATTTTCCCAGTTGGTCTTTATGCTCTTTGGAAAAATGAAAAAGCACCAAAAGGTTTAAAAATTGCTATTACCGTTTTAATTGGTTTTGTTTTGATTATGTCAATAAACACAGAAATTACTCCACCTGAATTAGATGTTCAAAAAGAAAAAGAAAGTCAATTAGTAAGCATTGCTTTTCGTGCTGAACAAAATATAATTGATAATTTAAAAGACCCTGATTCTTATGAATTGATTGAAAAGGATTATAAATTTATGAATGATAGTCTTTACAAGGTTACAATCAGATATTCTGGAACTAATAGTTTTAATGCTAGAGTTCAAAACCAATACATTAGAACAGGTGTTTTAAAATACAATCCAGCAGATACTTCTTTTACTGATATTGTTAAATTTGAAAAATAATTTTTTTTTATTATATTTGAAGTCTCAAAAGAAAACATCATTTACTACTGGTTTAAATCAGCAGGAGTTCGGTAGCGGTAACGCCCGACAGCCTAACTACATTTATGATGTTTTCTGCTGGAGAGCTCCTGCAACGATATAAACACAGTATGTACGATTACGTTTCTCAAATATCAGAATTCATTAAGCAAAACTTTGTTCCTGCTGAAAATGCGGAGCAATGCAATACTCGTTTTTCAACTGATCAGTTGATGGAGTTTTTGTTTCAAACCTTTCCAGAAGGTTGTATTTCTGATTATGAACTAAACGATATTATGTTGAAGCTTCAATACAAAAGAGAAACCTACACCATTGCAACTGCGGTTCCAAGAAGCAAAAAACAAATAGAAGAAAATGTGCCAGAAAAATTCAATTACGAACTTTGTACCGGTTGGTGTATGAATTCAATTGCACTTCAAAATAAAGTTTTGACTAATTAGGCGTTGGTCACACCTCGTTCTAAAATAAAACAATAGCGGTTAAATTGATTTATTTGGGGAATAGAACGAGGTTTTTTTTAACTTAAAAGTGAATTTTATGCAATTAGATAAGAAAATCACAGAACAAGATATTGATACATTCTATAATGAATTATTAAGTGTTGCTAAAAATAACGGAATTTTTTTTGGATTTGAAAGAGAAAAAAATACTTTACAAAATGAATCTATAAAAATGCATTCCAATTGCTTTGAATTGTTTGCGAAAGATTTTGAAGGTAATAATTTATTTGATTCTTTTAAATTTAGAGAATATTCAAATGAAGAAACTTATCAAATGTATATGAAGCTTCAGGAAATGATTAATAAATTAATTAAAAAGTAAACCTATAGGTTGATTATTGCCACTCTTCGGAGTGGTTTTTTTATGTCCTATTTTTACGCTTTCCATTTTTGCAAATTTGCTATATGAACGCAATAGAACAATGGAAAGCAAACGGAACTCCTTATGATGAAGGAGTTTTGTTGTATGCTAGTTTACCATCTCACAACAAAATGTTGCTTAAAAACTTCCAAAAAAAGCAATCGCCACAATTACTTGAAAAATTGAAATATGAGTTGTCAAAAATTGACAAGTCAGTAAAAGAAACTCCAGTTAAAAAGGAAGTTCCAATAGTAAAACTGAATATCAAAATAAACGGAAATCAAAAACCGACTCAACCAATT